GACTCAGATACAAACTTTGTCTGGCACTTTAAACAAGTACGTGTATCCGTACCAAACTCACGCTCGTACCATTTTGTACCAACTTCATGTTTATATATTATCACTTACATTCTCCGTAGTTATCACCAATGGCAGACTCGCAAGCCACTGGTAGTGTTGTTGCCCACGCTGGTGGAGTACTCATTATCTTCTCCACAACTTGTTGTGCTGTGTGTGCTTCATCAGACAGCGCGTTGATTATGATCTCATCATGCACTTGGAAGACAACATGGTAGTGTTGACCGACAGCAGTCATCTGGTCTGTAATAACAATACGTGCCAGTGCTTGAATAATATTCTCAGTCACTTTACCCCCATAAATATTAGTCCACGCTATCTCATCCGCTGTATCGTCTGTGACTCTAGCGGCTATAAACTTACGAAACGTACGTGCGTCAGCTATATACTCAAAGTAATGTTGGTTCGCACGTAATGCAGTATATCGTAGCACCATTGTGTTAGGTAGGACAACACCATCAGGACTATAACCTATAAAGTTACCGACCACACCAGACTGACCATTGACCATATCTTTTAATAGCGTGTTGCACCGCGTCCACAATGCTGGAATCATGGGGTATGTGTCTCTATATAGGTAAACTATACGCTTAGCTTCTCCTTCACCTATATCATTATTGGTCTGCAACTTAATGGTATCACGAAATTTTACATAGCCCATGCCATAGCCTAGACCTAGTATACAAGTCTTACCAACGAAGCGTTGCTCTTTGGTGATCTCTGTCTCAGGTACATTATAAACCTTAGCGGCAAACTGTTTATAGACATCTTCACCACGCCTAAACGCTTCTACCAGATCATGTTGCCCAGCTACATAAGCTAGCATACGTGCCTCTATCTGGCTTGAGTCGCAAGCGATTAGCTTATGCCCTTCAGGGGAACATATTGCAGTACGTATGACGTTGTTCCCACGGGCGGGCAGGTTCTGTAGGTTTAACTTATCACCTCCACTAAACCTACCAGTATGTGCGCCATAGTATTTTAGCATAATAGGAAGCGGCCCACGTTTGGACACCTCAATTAAGCGTTGTGTCCTTGTCTCCTCTATGGTAGACTTGGTTCCAAGTCTAACGCCTACGATAGCACGTACCGCTGGCTTTTCATGGTTAAGCAAGTCCTTCATACCTTGGTCAGTCTTGGCAAATGCAAACGTCTCTTTACCTGTGGTCAGGCTAGTCTTCATTGGTATATCCACGCCCATATGAGATAGTAATGACGCAAACTTAGGATTGCTGTTGAGGGTTTTCTTGGCAACCTCTGGGTCACCATTCCCCAACTTGTTGAGGAGTGCTAGCTTACGATCTTGCTCCGCCTTGAGGTGGGCTTCTAGCTTAAACCTATCTAACTCGATCACAGACTCGGTGTACATACGTATGGTCTGGTCAATGACCATAAGTTCACTGATGGGAAAACCTTTTCTTAGTTCCTTGAACAACTTGTACGTTAGTTCCGTATCGTTAATACAGTAATCTCCGTACTGGGCTAGCTCAGTGGGTGTAAAGTCTTTGCGTCTCTTACCTAACGCATCAATAACCTCAGTCCCTTTCTTGCCTAGATCAAAGTTAAGAACTAGGTTCTTTAAACTACCACCTATTGTAACACTATACGTAGGCTTAGCCATCGACATGGTATCGAACCAAAACTTAGGCTTAATACCAAAGTGTTCTGATAGGATAAGCCCATCAAACGCTGTGTTGTGGCAGAGAATAGCTTTGTCGCTGTAGTCCAACGAGTTGAGGAACGTATGTGTACCTTCTTTTGTACCGCTGAACCAATCAGCAGGGGCATCATTAACTTTTACCGATACACCAATCACCTCAAATTTATCATGCCTGACGTACTCTTCAGTGGTCATCTTACCAAGGCCATAGTCTTTAGAATAATAAGTCTCGAAGTCTAAGGTGACAATATCCATTACCTATCATCCTTACCTATGTTGCGACCTTCATAGGCAATCAGGAACATGATACAACAGGCGGCATGCCATAAGTGAGGGCGAGAACTCTCGGCATCAAACTTTTCACCACGCCACCAAGCCCACATATGACGCATCAATGCACCAAAGGGGCGTGACCAGTTCATACCTTCTTCCCAATTACGTGGGCCGTATTTCTCTGCACCAAATTTTAGTATGGTAGCTGTACCCTCAAGGAACTCAGGGGCTAGCAGTTCGTATGGTATTTTATCTTGGTCAAACTTAACAGCTTGTCCCTCTGCGGCTTCTTTCCTAGACGGAATACGTACTCTCTTCTCTAACATAATTATCTCCTAGTGTGTATAGTTTAACACCCAACCCACAATTAGTTGAGTGTGCATTGGCGGCTTCAACCGCTTCTTTTGCTGTTGCACCCATGAATAACGCACCATAGGCGAAGTCTCTACCTTCACCGAAGGCACAAGGTGTGCGTCCGTGTTCAATAGGTATTGGCCCTTGCTCCCACCTATATAGTCCATGTTCGGTTACGACTACAAAGTGGCACGAGTTATAGCCAAGTTGTGCGTCTGGGAACTTGTTGTGGAGCGAACCCTCAACATACCATTGTCTCATCTGTAGTATAGTTTGTAGTGGGCCAGCCCCTGATATTATAACATCGTTAAGTTGCCATGCTTTTTCTGTTTTCCATTGGGCAACGCCATCAGTAGCGGCAACATCAGTAGCTAGGGTAACGCCATCCCATACAATAACTGTCATTACCTTCGCCCATGTAACTTTGCCCATAAATAGCAATCTAACTTGCCTACGTATTTTGCAATAATTAATAATATCTTCCTCATGACAAATCCTTTAACATAGAGACTTCAATGCAAACTCCATCCCTTAGTAGAGCAGAGGCTTGTAAACAAGTTTGTAAAGAAGGGTGGGTAGATATAAGTTCTACATAATTATTTAAGAACAATACTAAAGAATAATATAAACTTTCAGTCATTCAAATTCTCCACTTGATTTTCCCCAAACACGTTTTACGGTGTTCCAATGAATAATATTATCACTCTTTAAAATAACATTCTCAAAAGTCTGACCTTTCATTTTCTCAGCAATGCGTTGCTCACGCTTAACTGAGTCTTTAGTATGCTTAGGCCAGCCAGCGTTATCTTCTTTTGTTCTTCTTGGCATCAGTCCCACCTATAAAAAATATGGTTTTCAATCCGTACTACTCTGGTCTTTACCATTGCCCAATCAGGACTTACATCTATGGCGTGGTAATGAGTTGCACCGTCTGTTTGATCTAGCCATACCCCTGCAAGTACATGGCTTGCAATATCAACTGCGAAATCAAACGCTTCCTCATTCTTAGGATCATCTGATTTGCCATCACAGTAAAAAGAAAACTGGCATTGATCTCTGTAAACTATATCCGTAGGCTTACTACCAAGTCTCCCTTGTGTTATAACTTCACACACATCATTGGGATATCGTTCATCCCAAACCCTATTCATAACTACGTTAGCCACAGCAAGTTGTCCAGCTAACGGCTCGGACCTTGCTTCGAAGTATATGGCTACTGCCATACAAGCTAATGAAGAAAGCATATTCCCCTCCTAATCTTTTACATACGTATGTCATTACTTTACTTTGCTGTCAAGTTATTTACCTCCAAACACACCATAGCTTGAGCGATAGTGTACACTATTAGAATTAAACACAGTGTCTACATTGGCAAGTACCATACTATCAGTTGGCTTTGTCTGGTTCCAGTCTAATGCGGTGGTCTGGACTAGTAGCTTGAGCAAGCTAGGGGGGTACGTCTCAGTACGCAGACACTCCAGAACTTGTTGTGTTATCTCAGGCGAGTCCCATTTTGGAAGGCTTTGAGTGTACCGCCAATTCCCAAAGTTATTTGCTTTACGTTCTTCTGTAACTTCTTCTATGTACCCTTGCAACGCACCTACTTTAGCCCTTGCTTTCAGCCCTTTCTTAAACCGCTTCACATCACGTAGCCATTGCTTGCGAATCTTTGGTATAACAGTATCAAGTAAGTCAGGTCTTGGGTTGAGGCAAGTACGTGTAGGTAAGTTGAATTGTATACCTTGGAAGTATTCAAAAGTTTTGGAGTCGTCGTACTTGGGAACGTGCGTAAAATTACTACCCATATAAGACACACTGAAACATGATTCAGTCAGCGTGTATATACCCTTACGTTTACGTTGTAGCATAAGCGGAATGATCTTGAATAGAACACAAACCAAAGAAGTGTTTATATTTAAGAGTTGTTCTGTTGACATTGTGAACGTGACTGTATCTGTACTGTCTATCTCACATATTTTAATGTTACCACAACTAACGGTGTACAAGTCGTTGTGCTTGTGCATCCTGTAACCAGCAGGTAAAGGCTTGCCTTTCTTCTCTGAACGGCAGGTATTAAATAAAGCAACGCAGTCTGAATAAGATGTTAAGTTTACTGGTCTCATGTTTAGTTCTCCTATTTGGTAAGTTTGGCTAGTGTAGAAGCGGCAGTCATTGCCGTTAAATCAATCTCCTCAACAGAGAGAGACTTAGCTTTACGCTCTACAATTTTTTTATGTCGTTCTCGCTTATCGTATGGAACTAAGTCCCATAACGGAGGCCATGCTTTTAAAGCAGGGGCTAGGGTAGTATACGTGTCCATTATTTTATTAACACCATTAACGAAAGCTGTTCTTTCATCTTCGAGCTTATGTATAGCATCACAGTACTTCTTGTACTCAGCTTTGAATGTATCCCATCGAGGGTCAGAAGGGTTAAGAGTCCATCCACTATAGGTACGAGACTCACCCATTAACCCATGTAGTTCTGCTTCGATCTCATTGGGAAAAGGTACAGAGCTAGCTAGTTCAAAACTAACGGTCTGGTTATCTTTGGAAGACCACACCTCCTCCTGATTACCAAACCCTCTTACGTCTATATTTTTACTGTAACGAAAGTAACTTTTTGGTAGTGATTGCATAGCAGTCTTATGGTCTTTAAACGCCACATCATAGACTGTCTGCCCCCAAGTATCAGGGTGGTTCTTCTGTGCTTTCTTCATCCTATCTTCGAAAAGTCTTTTCGCATTTGAAATGATATCACTTCTAAGTTCACCACTAAATCTAACTGTAGCCATATTATTTACTCCCTTCGATTTTTCTAATAAACTCGTACGCTTCTCGTATTGCTGGGTTGAACCATTTTGTCCTGTATTCGGTAGGACAATCTTCGTTTGCGTGTTGGCAAACAGTTCTTAAATGCTGAACTGCTTCTTCTAATAACTTATCCATATTATTTGCTCCTACTCGCTTGTGTTACATGGATATTTCCATTGGAATCCATATTTACTTTCATTGAATTGTCAGCTAGACCCATGATGGTGTCAGCAAACCTATCCAATGCCTTACGTTGTTTGTGTATGACAACTTGTTGCACTACGATAAACGCTATCGCTAGTACCAAAGCAAAGACTGCTACTTCATATGTGTACATTGCTCTCTCCTTTAATTTTGGATAATAAATCATCAACCCCAAACAAATCCTTGAGATTAAACATATGCTCAAGGGTGACACGATATTCGGTATAGCAGTCATCACACAAAAGCTTGCCAAACTCGTTGTCTGATGCGGTGTCATTCTTACATTCTTCACACTTCATCATTGTTATTCTCCTTCATCTTCATCTTTGATACATCCAACTACTAAAAAATCTATGTCACGAAGATCAGTATCTGCAAACTCTTCTGGCAAATATTCAGCCAGCGTAGAGTGAGTTTTGCCTCCAAACCAAGCACTACCATGAGAGGTTGACATAGGTGTCCAACCTTTTTTTATGATGTACCAAGTGTAGGCTTTCAAGATTAGTTTCTCAGTTATTTTATCTATAGTTTTTTTAATCATTACATCATCACCACTTCACCCCAAGGGGCTTTATCTGAGCCATTGGATACCCACAGTACAGGGTAATCAGGTTGAGGACCGAAATCATCACAGTATAAATCAGTCAAGATCACACAACATACAGGCTCAATGCCACGCTTCTCGATCTCTGCAAAGATAGGGCTGAACGCAGTACCACCGCCCCCTCTAGGATTGAATATAAAATCATCATCCCTTTCCATCACATCATACCCACTAACTTCACTGTCAAAGTGGATAGTGTGTAACTTGCTAGGTTTCTGATCCTCAAAGACAGTCCTGACTTCAGCGGCAAACTGTGCTTTCTCATTATCATTGATAGAACCAGAGCAGTCATCACCAAAAACAAGTTCCCCCATAGCTTCACCATCTCTGCTTGGAAGGTATAGCCCTTGGCTTATGAAGCGTCGGTTAGGTCTTGACCATGTACGCCAGTCAGTCTTGGCCTTCTCGACAAAGCGTTGCAGTACATCACGCCAGTCTACCTTGGGGTTGAGTACCTCATCGACTAGCCTCTCCATACCAGCGGATAACTTGCCCATCATCTTGGCGGCTTGAGCCGCTTGAGCAACCTTGACTTTCCACTCGCCAGCCTGTTGTTCCTGTTCCTGTTGTGTACCCTTGGCATCCATACAGTCATCCATGCCAGAGCCAATACCCTCATAGCCCTCACCGCCACCATTCTCATCCTCTGCTGGTAGGATGTTGTATACACCATCGCTAGTACCACCGCCTTGCCTGTATATATCCTCATCGTACAGGCCACATTCAGGCATCTTACCCACCTTGTCATCAATCAATAGCTTGTTGATAACGTAGTCACCTGCATGGTTCCAACGCTTGTGAGTACGTTCGTGCCGTCTGTAGTTATGCTCAAGCATAGGGTGCATACACTCATGGGCAACAAGGAATAGAAGCCCCTCATCTGTCAAGGTGTCACAGAAATCAGGGTTGAACATCACCCTACTACCATCAGTAGCCGCAGTAGGTATCTCATTGGTAATCTGGAACGGCATATTCATGGCGATAGTACCAATGAATGGATGCTCTAGGATCAAGGAAGTCTTAGCCTTGGCTAGTCGTTTCTTGAGCTTCTCCTGCTCCGCATCAGTCAGCGGTTCTGCAACTTGTTGTGCTACGCTACTCATCGTCATCGTACTCCTCTTCAATGCTAATGTCATATTCAATACCGACTAGTATTTTAGTCAGCAACTTGGTGTCCATGTTAGCGACAAGATGCTCAATCAGATCACCCTTGTTAAGGTCGTGCATCCTGTCGTTCCACACAGACATAGCTCTCGGATATTTTTCCGTGAGCATGGCAAACTCATCCAATGTCATTACAATCCTCCCATAAATACAGCCATCTTATCCATGATAGCCTTGGCTTCATCAGCAGTATCCTGTCGTAATACTGGGTCATTACGCAGAGCATCAGGGTGATAGCTCACCAACTTGTTCTGCATCTCCAATCGCATAGCTTCAAGGTTAGGATCATCTGTAAAGTTAAGCCGTGTCAATAGCTCACAGGTATCCTGTGCATCCTTGTAGGTAGATGTATTAAACGTGTTCTTGGGGTCAGCCAGTCTGCCCTGTAACCACGACACCTTGTCATACAGCCTCTGCCATACGTCCTTGATAGCGGCTGTTGATGCTTCCTTGAGGTCAGCTTCTAGCTCAGCCTTCATGCTCTCAAACTCACCAGCAACAAGTTCTACTCTGAAGTCACCAGCCGTAGGTACAGGTAATACTTTCAAGTCCATCTTGAATTTGCCGGCTATCTCATCCACATCAGGATAGTCGTTGGGGTTGTATAGTTCATGCTGTCCTATGTTGAGTATACGCTCAGCTTCTTCCACCCTGTCAGAATACACACCTGTCAGGACATCCACCAATGACAGCCAGCTATTGCGTAGCTTTCTGAAGTCCACCATGAATGGCAGATAGTTGGCACTAGGTAATATGAACGTACCCTCAATGCCCCACGGCAACGTGTTGTGGTAGAAGAACTTGCGTATCTCGCTGGTCTTCTGGTGTATTGCCGTGATCTCATTGCACGTTGGTAGCAATGTCTTGTTGAAATTACCCACGTTCTCAGTGGATACAATAGCACTGGCCTTTCTATCCAGTTTCTTAGCAGTCCATTGGCTTACGCCAAGATGAACCAGTAACGCCTTATCAGATAAGTGCATAGCAATCTCCTTCTAGTTGTTAAAATGGTAAGCCTAGCCGTACTTTGGCTAGGCACGTTGCAACAAGTTCTGGACGCTCAGCTTTTTGCTCCGCAATAAACTTGTCACGATGCCAACGACTGATGCGTATATAGTTAGTACACCAAGGTAACGCTCGACTAATGGCGTAGTACAACTGGTCTTTGACATCCTCATCCAGATCAGAATAACACATCAGTATTAGCCACAGCCCATGTAGTAAACGCTTGGGTTGATGCCAACTCTGGATCACGCCTTGCCGCATAGCTTACTGTCAGTACACCAAACTCCTGTGGCATCTGGTTGGCAACTTGTATCACCCTGTCAAAGTTGGTAGTGGTAGCCTTATGGGCAATAGCACCACTGATAGCATACAAAGTAGCTGGATCAGTAGGCACTTCGAACTTGTCAGGGTGCATCAACAGGTTGTCGATGTTAGGTAATGCTCTCTCGATCTTACGGAACCCAACAAACTCAGCCGATGCACCCTCACCAACAGCACCCTTGAAGCAATCATACTCAGCCTCTGGCTGTACTTTATCCAGTATTGCTGATACACCCTTGACCCATGATCTGGGGGTAGGGTTCTTAGGTCTCTGTGGATCAAAGTCGTGCAACAAGTTGGGACGGAACCTTACAAAGCTAATCACCGAAGGGTGTACATCCTCCGCAATAGCCCATCTAGTCCAGTCATCCAGCATGGTATCAAACTCAAGCTCAGTCTCACGATCAGCAAGGTGGCTAAGTGTACGATTAGCACCAGCCCTGTCCTCGACTCTGTTACCAGTGGATACAATCATCACACCCTTGGGTAGTGGATGACCATGTAACTCACGCTCCTCTTGAATGTTAGCTATTACCTTCTGTATATCGCTACTACATTGGCCACGATCATCAAAGCACAGTATAGCCTCAGTCTCAGGATCAGAAGGCCACCAAGGTGGCATCTTGTAGGTAAAGTTATCATCACCAGCCGTCATGTCAGGTACACCGAAGTCCTCGACCAGCATAGATGGGCCATGTTTGTGTATATAATCCACACCTAGCTGTTGGGCGGCCTGCTTCACTACAGAGGTCTTACCACCTCCGGGTTTACCTGTGAGGTTTATAGGACGCTTAATGTCCCACAGATCAATGATAGTCTGCTTGATTATCTCTGCTCTCATCGTATGTATTCTCCTAGTTCGAGGAACCTGCCTCGTCAGTACAATGCGGTTAGTCATTGCAGACTGGGACACCACCCCAGTTTCGGCTTGTAGCTGTAACCACCAGCTAGGAGATAACGTCTAAGATAAATTTGGTCTGGGTTGAATACTTAGCGTTATACTTAGCGACTAGCTGTTCTATAATCTTCGGTGACAACTTGTTGAGCAATACCAAACTACCCATTACTGCCCTCCTGTTAGTAATCTAGCGGCTTGTTCAAAGCCATAATCATGCTCAGCTTCAGAGTGTATATACTCTTCAACAGTCTGGTCTTCGAATGTAATTGTAAAGTTAAGGTTCTGCTGTTGCTCAAGTGTTCTAACTTCATCAATAGTTATTCTTGAGCCACGATGTATTGATAACAGGTCAGATGATAGAACTTTGAATATATAACCCAAGTCCCATTCGGTTTTAGTACGAGCTGTTAAAGTAACTCCATCTTCTGGAACAAGATGTAACGTATAGTCTGTATTACTTGACATAATAACAAATCTCCTAAGTATATTTAATTTTATGGTGGTTCGTTTCGATGGTCGAGACCTTCGCAGATCGGCCAAAAAATGTCAAGTCGGCTTAAGAATATATAGCTCACTATATACTTTAGTTATTAACAGGTAGTTTACTTAGATATTTTAATATAGTCTGTAACCTACAGCAGTAAAGGGTTGTAGGATAACTTTACGTTTAACTATATAGATTATCTAAGTTTTAAAACTAATCACTCACACATTTTTACTCTTATTAACTTACGCCAAATTCGTATAGTTATGGATTTAGTAAAAAAGGTGCGTGGTATATTAATTTTTAATAGATAACTTATATAATATAGATAGTGAAATGTAAAATTATGGTCTGTAACGTACAGTATACAACAAACTATACATATGAAATGTAAAGTTTCTAACGTCTAATAATAGGCTAATCTATATAGCAACTTATATAATTGGCGTATAACTTATAGCTAAGTCATTGATATCATTACATACTACTTATATAAAGCCAACACCTATATACATATGCTTGTATATACGGCGTGCTATGACCTCCCGATATATGGGCTTTATTAATAATAAAAAACAAAAAAGAAAGGGGAGCCGAAGCCCCCCTATTGTATTAGTTGTTATTGAGTACAAGGTAGTCGAACCATATCAAGCCAACTACTAAACCACAAAGTATTAAAATTACTTTATCTTCGAAAGGAAGTTCTCTCCAAGCTTTAATGTGTTCTTTCATAACTTAGTCTCCTAAGTGAGGGGAGCCGTAGCTCCCCTCGGGTTTAAGATTAATGCCTAGTAAGGGCTGTCAGTTAGTAACTTGATACGAGAAATTTTCTCTCCAGCTTGTTCTAAGTTTTTGAGTAGATCATACCAAACTTTGGCTGACTTTTTGTCTGAGTATCTAACTGTCACTATCGACATATTGTCATCCATCCAGACTACTTGATACTTATAAGACGTCATAGCAATCTCCTAAGTGAGGGGAGCCGTAGCTCCCCTCGGGTTAGAGTTAGCTTCGAGTAAACACCCGAGTATTTCCTTTTACTTTGGATTTTTTACCCGACGTCTTTGCCTTAGCTTTCTTTGGCTTAGGCTTGAGAAATGCTAAGAAAGGAATTGGATAGCTTGTGCCATCCTTTTTCCTTTGCCATCTACCCATTATAACCGGCTTTACTTTTCCCTCCTTAAGGATTTTTGCCAGTCCAGCCTTATCAAAGTTGTACTCGTTAACTTTGAGTTCGGCATAGTCTGGAGCAAAGAACGATAACAAATCTTTTGGTTCAGCAAAACCCAGCATGGATTGTGCAATTGCTTCGCTTTCGCTTGGCAGAAACTGATTTCCACTTATTACTTTAAGTGTACCATCATAGTCGTCAAAACCAATGTCAAGATTTGTAGTAGGTAAAGTAGTAGCCCATAAAAATGTAGCCATAACAATTTCTCCTAGTAGGTTACACCCCGAGCCGAACCATTCAGCTCGGTGGTGGTGTTATCGAAACTTTAGTTTAGCGTCAGAGGCCTTCAGACATTGGGTTGTCACCTTCGGCTTGATCCCGTTAGACGGGCTTGCTGTGTGCGTTTCGATGATTGAATTAAAGCATGCTCCCCAAATTTTATCAAGTCGGCAAGGTTTCCGTTGTTTTCTAAGCTATTGAAAGCATTGATTTATTCAGGCTAAGACACGAACTGATAGGTATCGACGGGGGGTACATGGACTGCGTGTCATGACCGCACCCCTATATAAGTAAACCGCTTAAACCAAGGTCCAAAAAAACAACGTGTAAAGTTAGCGTTTATCTAATATACAACTACTTAGCTTGACACCCCCGACAACTTATTACAGAATGACCCACATGGATAATCTGCCGTTGAAATATCATCCTTGGTCTGATCGGTTAGCAATGGACATCGCTCTTGCTCTTGAAGGGTCAGGTGAGTCTATGCCGGATATTATGTCCCGCCATGCAATAACCCCGGATGAGCTTATTGCTTACAACCAAGACAGTATGTTTCTTAAGAAGGTCGATCATCTTCGTGAGGAAGTTAAAGAGAAAGGTATGACCTTTCGGCTTAAAGCAAAAGCACAGGCAGAAGAACTGCTGACAACAAGCTGGACACTGATACACGCACCGGATGTAAGCGCAGCAGTAAAAGCTGACCTCATAAAGTCTACGGTTAAATGGGGAAACCTAGAACCCCAGAAAGATTCAATAGCTGAAGGCACAGGAGGAGGCGGTGTTACTATACAGATTAATCTTCCTTCTCAGGAACCAGCAGCTACTTTAGCAGCCGATGCTAAAGTTATCGAGCATGGTTGAAGTGATCTACCCACTTAAAAAAGCCCGTTTGATTTTAACAGCATTATCGCTTAGAGGGTGGGCACACTCTGCCAAGATCATTACATATCCGAAGCGCACAAAGAAACCAATGGCTGTGCGCATTAGAATATATAAGGAAGCTTAAATAATGAAAGTCAGTTCAGAGACAGCGGTTGCCATGCCTATAAAAAATATGGTTGGCATAATCATAGGTGTTTCTATGGGTATCTTTGCATATACGGAGATAACTGCTAGACTAACTTCTCTTGAAACATCAAGAGAGCTTATGAACGCTGACCTACTCAAAGCCAGTGAACAGACAACAGTAGACAAAGAACAGTTTTTGTTATTGGAAGATTTATATGAAACTGTTGAAAAGCATCAGGAACTCCTAGATAAAAATATCCATAACCAAGTTATGTTGACACATATAGAAAAACAATTGGAAAAGGCTTTAAGTGATATTGAGAAATTGAAAGATAAAGTTAGAGAAAACGGAACCTAGAAATGATTGAAACAGTAATCGCATTATTAATGATGGTTAACAATGAAATTACAGAGCATCGAATCCAGCCATCTATGTCCGTATGCCTGAAGGGCAAACGAGTTGCCATGAGACAGATTAAATCAAATAGTAATGTTCGGTTCGAGTGTTTGAAGTCTAAAGCAGAGTTAGAAATGTATTTAGGTAAAAAACACATTGTAAAACTTATTCTGAAATAGAGGTTATATGGCGTACGAAATTAACTATACACCTACTAAAGTATGTGGTGCGTTTATGGCAGACAACTCCAAGATGCGTGTTCTTATGGGACCGGTTGGGAGTGGCAAGTCTGTAACCAGCACCTTTGAAGTTATCCGCAGAGCAGGGGAGCAGGCACCAGATGAACAGGGGATACGGAAAAGCAGGGCGGCTATTGTCCGCGAGACGGCGCGTCAGCTCATGGATACCACGATCAAAACGTTTCTCGACTGGTTCCCACCCGGAATCTGCGGACGGTACATGCGAACAACCAAAACCTACTTCTTCAAAGTCGGAGACATCGAGTGCGAGATCATGTTCCGGGCGCTCGACGACGCAGACGACGTAGCAAACCTTAACTCACTTGAGCTAACATTTGCGTGGTTTAATGAGTGTCGGGATATTCATCCGGAAATTATTGATGCTATGTCCAAGCGTGTTGGCCGTTACCCCAGTAAGAAAGACGGGGGTCCAACGTGGCATGGGATGTGGGGGGACACTAACCCGCCAACCCAAGACACATGGTGGTACTACCAGATGGAGGGGCTTGACGCTGAAGATGGTGTGTCACCGAATGACAACGGGTGGGCAGTATTCAAACAACCGTCAGGACGCGGACCTCTTGCAGAGAACACCGATAATCTACCGGAAGGATACTATGACACACAGGGACGGAGTGAAGAATATGTTAGGGTATACATTGATGGAGAGTATGGACTCAGTTCTGCAGGCCAGCCTGTGTATAAGTATTTTCGTCCTGACTACCATATGGCTACTGAGTCTCTGGAGCCTATTATTAATGGTGTTCGTCCCGTTGTTGTTGGTATGGACCTTGGCCTCACACCTGCTGCAGTCATTGGGCAGAGTGATCCGAGGGGGCGGGCCCTCATATATGCAGAAGCCGTAAGTTTTGATATGGGGGTGCAGCGTTTTGTACGCACCGTACTTAAACCGTTACTCTTTGAAAAGTTTAGTGGGGCAAATGTTATTGTTGTCGTTGACCCTGCCGGGGTGCAGCGGGCACAAACGGATGAGCGTAGCGCAATTGATATTATTAAAGCTGAGGGTATGAAAGTTATCGCAGCAAAAACTAATAACGTTACACCTAGGCTTAGTGCTGTGGATGAGTACCTTATGCGGCATGCAGATGGGGATAGCGCGTTTTTGCTAGACCCGAGTTGCACCGCGCTTAAGTCAGCAATGATGGGCGGATACCGCTTCCACCCTAGGACTGGTGCTATTGAGAAGAACAAGCACAGCCATATAGCTGAAGCGTTACAGTACCTGATGTTGCATATATCTTCGATTAGTGATGGCTCGGTTGTTGCGCAGCGAAGGGAAATTAAACCACGCAGTGCTGTAGGGTGGACGTAACATTACACTTGCGTTATCTTATGCGGTCTCATATAGTCTCATCGGGCCTGACATAGCCCTCTCCTATGGTTACACTTACTCCCCCACTGATTTACTCCGAGTCAGTGGGGGTTTTTTATTGCATGGCGTATGAGAACAAGTTATAACAGAATACCTGTAATATTTTAGAGAGGGTTAAATTATGCCAAATGTAAACGGTAAAAAGTTTTCATATGATAAAAAAGGTATGAAAGCTGCAGCTATGGCTGAGAAGAAGATGGGTATGTCTTCTGGTAGAGAATCTTTTATGGGCGGCGGCATGGTTGGCCAAAAAAGAAAGTCTTACATGTATGGCGGCAAAGTTACCGGGAACATATATTCCCCCGGTAATAAACAAAAATCTATAATGCAAAGCTAAGTAGATGGACCGTAAGTATTCCTCCGGTAATAAACAAAAATCTATTATGAGAGGTTAATCATGGCAGGCCGTGAAGAGAAATATTCAAACGCTTATAAGAAAGAGAAGAAGAATATGGACCGCCTTCTTTCTAGGCGTAAATGGTTTGGCGGCGGTAAAAACAAGTACGGCTTTGGAAACATGGGTGTTACAGATCAGCAGCTAAAGGATCAAGGGGGCAGGGTTCAGGACGCCTCTCGTGCTATGAAAACCGATGGAGGCCGCACCCACCCCATACTTAAGAAAGTCCGAAAGAAGAAAGATTAAATGGCAGGTTTAAATTTTTTACGAGTTGTTGACAACGCTACACTTGTTAGCGAGGAACAAAATGCGCGTAAAGAGATGGAGGATCGTCAGGCCGAACCTTTAATAATTGGCTTGTCGGGGTATCTTCGATCTGCTTTTGACGCAGCTAAGAGATCAAAAGACCCTATTGAGCGGTCTATGCTTAAAGCTTTACGTCAACGTAATGGTGAGTACGAGCCAACTAAACTTGCTAGTATACAACAGCAGGGCGGTTCAGAAATCTATATGATGATAACCGAGGTTAAGTGTCGTGCAGCCGAAAGCTGGTTGCGGGATATCCTTATGGATACCGGAACACCACCTTGGGATATAAAGCCAACTCCAATACCTGACTTACCAGATGCCCGCGATGAAATTATAAACCAGTTGCTTGGTGAAAAAGTTACCAAATTAATTGAACAGCTTGGGCAAGCTCCTTCTCCTTCTGAGGTTGCTCAGCTAAAAGAAGTTGTTGCGCAAGAGTTACGGTTCTCTGTATTGCAAGATGCCCAGAACCGCACAGATGGTATGAAGCGTAAAATTTCTGACCAGTTTGCTGAGGGTGGATTTTCTGAAGGATTCAATGAGTTTCTAACTGACCTTGTTACATTTCCATGCGCTATTCTTAAAGGTCCATGTGTGCGCAGGCAGCGTAAATTATCATGGGATGTAGACGAGGAAGGCAATACTATTGCCGTAGCAGACGAACAGCTTGCTCCTGAGTTTGAGCGGGTTGACCCATTCCGGTTTTATCCGGAGCCGGGCATATCGAAGGTTAACGACGGGTATATATTC